AAGAATTGGAGTAGCATCCAGAAAGGAGAAAAAGATATATCAATCCTGCCATATTCTGCACAAGCAGGGAAGATATTATATTGTTCATTTTAAAGAGTTGTTTGCATTAGATGGTAAACATGCAAATCTAACTCAGAATGATGTTCAGAGAAGAAACAGAATTATTCAGTTGCTTACTGATTGGGGATTAATAACAGTCATTAATCCTGAAAAGATAACTGACATTGCTCCTTTAAATCAAATTAAAGTGTTAGCATATAAAGAAAAAAATGAATGGATACTTGAAACCAAGTATAATATAGGTAAGAAGAAAAAGGTCGAAGAGACCTAATAACTTATGAGTAATCTTTATAATGGCATATCGGAACGTTTATACTACACTTTAGGAAAACGTCCAGAGACTGCCTCTGCACATGATATCTACATGGCATTAAGTTATGCTGTGAGAGATCAGATGATGTCTTATTATCTTTCTGTGAATAAACCTCAAAAAGAGATAGCATATCTTTCTGCAGAATTTTTAATCGGTCCTCAACTTGGGAATAATCTTTTAAATTTAGGAATTGAAAAGGAAGCAAGAGAAGCAGTATCTGAATATGATTTAACTTTAGATCAAATTCTTGAATTGGCAGAAGAACCTGGTTTAGGTAATGGTGGATTGGGTCGTTTGGCTGCCTGTTATATGGAGTCTCTAGCGACTTTACAGATACCTGCCACTGGTTATGGTATAAGATATAAGTATGGAATTTTTAAGCAGCAGATAAAAGATAATCAGCAAATAGAGGTTACTGATAATTGGTTACATGGGGAATGGCCATGGGAACTTTGTTATCCTGATGAGTCAGTTCTTGTAGGTTTTGGTGGAAAAGTAGAAGGATATACTTCTGATAGAGGTAATTATAGGGTTCGTTGGGTTCCAGCAGAACAAGTAGTTGCCGTTCCTTATGATGTTTTGCAGTTGGGATATAAAGTAAACTCTTGTAATAGATTAAGATTGTGGAGAGCAGATGCTACTGAGACATTTGATTTCTTTGCATTTAATATTGGTGATTATATGGGTTCAGTAGAACAGAGTGTTTCTTCTGAAACTATTTCTAAGGTTTTATATCCGAATGATGGAACAGATCAAGGTAAGGAGTTGAGATTAAAACAACAATTTTTCTTTGTAAGTGCTTCTCTTCAAGATATGTTTAGGAGTTTAGAGAAACGTAATATATCAATAGAACATTTTTCAGAATATTATCAAGTTCAATTAAATGATACTCATCCTGCTGTTGCTGTAGCAGAAATGATGAGGTTGCTTGTTGATGATCGTCATATGGAATGGGAACCAGCATGGGAGATAGTAACTAAGTCTGTTGCATATACTAATCATACTTTAATGCCAGAAGCATTAGAAAAATGGGATCTTAATTTGTTTGGTGATTTATTGCCAAGACATTTGGAGATTATATATGAAATTAATAGAAGATTTTTGCAGGTTGTAAGACTTAATTATCCTGGTAATGATAAGATGTTAGAGAAGATGTCTATCATTGATGAGAGAGGAAATAAAGCAGTTCGTATGGCACATTTGGCAACCATTGGATCTCATCATGTGAATGGTGTTGCTGAGTTACATTCTGATCTAGTAAAAACTCAATTAATGCCAGAGTTTTATGATTTGTGGCCTCATAAGTTTACTAATGTAACTAATGGTGTAACACCACGTAGATGGTTAGCATCATCTAATCCTCCACTTGCAGAAGTTCTTAATGATTATGTTGGTTTGGATTGGGTTACTAATATGGATGCTTTGGGAATATTGGAAACAGGTCAATATGATTCTTCTATATTGGATAAAATTGGAGAAACTAAGTTACTTGGTAAACATCAATTATCTGTTTATATACAAGATCAATTAGGTATTATGGTTGATCCATCTAGTATGTTTGATGTTCAGGTAAAGAGGATTCATGAATATAAGAGGCAGCATCTACTTGCTCTATGGGTAATTTCACAGTATATAAGAATTAAGAATGGGCAAACAGATAATATTGTTCCACGTACTATAATATTTGGTGGTAAAGCAGCACCAGGATATTATATGGCAAAGTTGATCATTCATTTTATTAATAATATTGCCGAGGTTGTGAATAATGATCCTGATACTAGAGATTTGATAAAGGTTGTATTTTTACCAAACTACAGTGTGAAGTTAGGTGAGAAGGTTTATCCTGCTGCTGATTTATCAGAACAGATTTCTACTGCTGGTAAGGAAGCATCAGGAACAGGAAATATGAAGTTTATGATGAATGGTGCTCTTACTATTGGAACCCTTGATGGTGCTAATGTGGAGATAAGAGATCTTGTAGGAGAAGATAACTTTTTCTTATTTGGAAATGATGAGAGTGGTATAGCAAAATTGAAGAATAATCGATATGATCCACAAAATTATATTAACAGAGAACTTAGAGAAGTTTTGAATTTAGTAGATGTTGGTCATTTTAGTTGTGGTGATAGGGATATATTTAGACCATTATTGGATAATTTATGTTATTATGATCCTTTCTTTGTATTTGCAGATTTCTCAGATTACTTAGATGCACAAGATCGTGTTAGTAGGGCCTGGACAAATCGAGATGCATGGAATAGAATGTCATTGTTAAACATAGCAAGGTCAGGATTTTTCTCTTCTGATAGATCAATCAGGGATTATTGTTCTAAAATTTGGAGTATTACTAATGCGAACACAAAATAAAGAAAACTACTATTATATTTTTTGGGTGGTAGCAATGATTGCGTTCATTGTCCCTCAAGTAGTGACTGCTTTTGCATATCATAAACTTGCTGATATGCTCACTAAACCAATAGAGGTTGAGATTGTAGAACCATCTAGATTGAATATAGATTTATGAAATTCAAAGCAACTATAAATGTAAAATTGAGAGGATCTGTATCAGATGCTGCTGGTAATGCAGTTATGAATAATACTCATAGAGTTGCACCTGATCTGAAATCAAACTTGTTACGTATTGGTAAGTGTATTGATTATTGGTTTGAAGCAGATGATTATGAAACGGCAGAGAAAGAGTTATATAAACTTAGTGATCTTCTATTAGCAAATACTGTGATAGAAGATTGGGAATATGAATTCCATGAAACAGAAGAAACAGGAATAGGAAATATATCTAATTCTAATGCTGGCACATCAAAACATTCTATATTTGATCAGAAAACCGAATAAAAGATTGGGGGATTCAACACCCCCTTTTTTATTGCTGCTGTTATAATTAGTTATGTCGCCTTACGGGACAACAAACACAAACTCGCTTAATAAGGAGCTTACTATCATGACTAACATACAGAGGTATACTGCTGCAGATCTTCCACAGTTGTTGGATAAGATGCACAAGAACAGTTTCGGGATGGATGAATATCTTGATCGTGTATTTAACCTAGCAACAAATACGCAGAACTATCCTCCATATAACATTATACATGTTAACAATGTTGAATCTCGTTTAGAGGTTGCATTGGCAGGATTTAAAAAAGAAGAAGTAAAAGCATATACAGAATACGGAAAACTTACTATTAAAGGTGAAAAGGAATCTAAAGAAAATGATGTTCAGTATTCACATCAAGGTATAGCACAAAGATCATTTGAAAGATCTTGGCAGTTATCTGATGATGTTGAAATTAAAGATGTTAATTTTGAAGATGGACTTCTTACTATTAAGTTGGGTAAGATAGTTCCAGACCATCATGCAAGAAAAGATTTTCTTTAATTCTTTATAGGCATAAATTTTTGTTAAAATGTATCAGCAAATACAGACACAATTCGTCTAAATAATGATAGAATTAGGAATAACAAGATGATCTGAATCTTCTTTGTTATTGTAGTTCATTGGAGGCAATTATGCACAACTTAATTTCATTTAATCAACTCGCTGGATCAAAGCATATGGAACATGTAGATTCACAAGATGATTTACTCACGGAATACTACGAGTGTCTAATTGACTGTGAAGACGACCAACATGTTTGTAAACGTATATGTAAGGAGGTTTTAATCTAAAACAAATCGACGTTTATCTTAACAAACAAATGATTAAGTATCAACATCCACCTTAAAGAATCAGAAAAAATCAACAAAGAGGATCTATTGACGATCCTCTTTTTTAATGGTAAAATATAAAACGAGGTAAATAAAAATTATGAGTATTCAACTTGCTCTTCTAAAATCTGGAGAAGAAGTAATTGCTGATATTAAAGAATTTCGTGATTCTGAAAGTCAATTGGTTTCTTATTTCTTTGGGAATCCTTATGCTATTAGAATTCAGAAATCTGAGGCTAAATATCTTGCAGAGGAAGACAACAAAGTAAATCAACAGGTTATATACTATAAATGGATGTCCTTATCTAAGGATGAGGATATTATTGTTGATAAGGATTGGATTGTTTGTATTACCAATCCAATAGATTCTATTAAAAAATCTTATGAGGAGAAAATGAATGGAAGAACAAGAGATCAATCAACCGATGGATCAGTTGATGGATATGATTCCAGAGGAGGAACCGATTCAGGAGACGGAGGAACTTCCGATTCAGGTGCTATACTTAACGAATAACTTAATACTTATTAGTACTATTAAGGAAGTTTTGGCAGATATCGGTCAACCAGATTGTAGGTTGGATAACCCTTGTATCATTAAAGATGGAAAGGTTATTAAATGGATGTCTAATTTAACTGACGATAGTAGTATGTTTATAAGTTCAGATAAAATTTTGACATTGGTTGATCCCAACCAAAAAATACTTGATGATTACGTGAACATTATTCAATGAGATTCTACACAAATGTCCATCAGAGATTTAATGAAATTCTTGTCCGTGGATATGAGAATGGCCGCCATTTTACTACGAAGGAAACATTTCATCCCACTTTTTATGTTCCTTCTAAGAAAAAATCAAAGTATAAAACTTTAGATGGTAAAAGTGTAGAACCAGTAAAACCTGGTAAAATATCAGATTGTAGGGAATTTGTAGAGAAGTATTCTGGTGTAGAGGGATTTGATGTTTATGGGAATGATCGTTATATTTGTCAGTATATTTCTGAGAAGTATCCAGAGGAAGAGATTAAGTTTGATATAAGTAAGATTAATTTAGTCACGATTGATATTGAGGTTGCCTCTGAAAATGGGTTTCCTAATGTATTTGATTGTGCAGAAGAATTACTTGCGATTACATTGCAGGATTATACGACAAAGCAGATTATATGTTTTGCTTCACGACCATTTAATAATACTCGTAAGGATGTAAAGTATGTTCAGTGTCATGATGAGTATAATCTGATTGATAGATTTTTAGAGTATTGGAATAATAATCCACCAGAAGTTGTAACTGGATGGAACTGTGAGTTATATGATATACCTTATATTGTTGGAAGAATAGAAAGATTGATGGGTGAGAAAACTGTTCGTAAACTTTCACCTTGGGGATATGTTCGTAAGAGAGATCTTGTATTGCATGGTCGTAAACAGATTGCTTGTGAGATGGCAGGTATATCTGTGATTGATTATCTTGATTTATACAGAAAGTTTACTTATAAAGCACAGGAGTCTTATAGGTTGGATCATATTGCTTTTGTTGAACTTGGTCAGAAGAAATTGGATCATAGTGAATATGAAACATTTAAAGATTTTTATACAAAGGGATGGCAAAAGTTTATTGAATATAATATAAAGGACGTTGAACTAGTTGATCAACTTGAGGATAAGATGAAGTTAATAGAACTTTGTCTTACTATGGCATATGATGCCAAGATAAACTATAATGATGTATTCTTCCAAGTTCGTACTTGGGATGCTATAATATACAATTATCTTAAGAGAAAGAATGTAGTAATTCCTCCAAAGGTAAGAACAGATAAGGACACACAATATGCAGGTGCTTATGTCAAAGAACCGATTCCAGGAAAGTATGATTGGGTGGTCAGTTTTGACCTCAATAGTTTGTATCCTCATCTTATTATGCAGTATAATATTTCCCCAGAAACCCTCTGTGAAGCACGGCATCCATCCGTTACAGTTGATAGACTCCTCTCGGAGCAGGAGGTGATTGATGGGGATTATGCAGTTTGTGCGAATGGAGCTCAATATCGGAAAGATGTTCGAGGATTCCTTCCTGAACTTATGGATAAGATGTACAATGAAAGAGTCATCTTCAAGAAAAGAATGCTTAAAGCAAAGCAGGATTACGAAAAGAAACCTTCTAATGAACTCACCAAAGAAATCGCTAGATGCAATAACATCCAGATGGCCAAAAAGATATCTCTTAACAGTGCTTATGGTGCTATTGGGAATCAGTATTTTCGATACTTTAAATTGGCTAACGCTGAAGCCATTACCTTAAGTGGACAAGTTTCTATTCGCTGGATAGAGAATAGAATGAATAGAAAACTGAATAGAATTTTAAAAACAGAGGAGGTTGATTATGTTATTGCTTCAGATACTGATTCCATT